GTCTTGAACTTCGATGGTAAGATTTTTTGCGGTAATAGCACCTGCAAGTTCTGTAGTACCATCTTTGTTTTTATCTGTAAGTGCTTTTGGCACAACCTGATACTCAACCTGTCTGGTTGCTGTAGCAGAAGGCATAGTAGTATAGATATCTGCTTTTGCTTTCTTGATAGGAGCTGCAGTTCCAACAGGTCCGAAGATGTAAGACTTAACAGTAAACTGCATAGTGATTAAAGTTATCTTCTTATCATCGAAGCTACCTTCATAGTCATCACTATAACTAATACTATTCAATATGATGGGAACATCTCTGTACTCATTCATATCCTCAACTAACTTAAGAGTCATCTGATAAGATGGTTGGAAGACTGGAACAATCTGTTCAGTTATTTCCAATGCCTCATCATTAGTCTTAGATATAATATTCAATTCAAAATCAAGATTGTAAGGAACAGGAGTGAACTGTTTCTTTACAGCATTTGCAGTATTTGCCTTTAGTGTTAAAGTTGTAGGAGCAAGTTTCCTACTTGAATCATATGAGATACCAGTCATCTCAAATGACAAACGAGGAACAGTGATCGCAACCTTCTGGTTAAGATCTGCCTGTTGCTCTAGTCTTGCTAAAAATTTCTGTCGAGGACCATAAGCAAGAGGTACCTTCATTCTGCTATAAACAGAACCATCACTCTTTTCCTTACGGACTTCTATATTATTGAATAGTGTACCAAATCCTATGACGCACTTTCTAATAATTTTATTGTATGTGTATGCACCTAACATGTTATAAGTTACCTGCTAATCCAAATGGGTTTCCTTCGCTGAAGTCAATAATATCGTCAGCAGCTGTCTCAAATGTAACAGCCTCAGAGTATTTAGTATCTGCAGTTGCCATTTCGTCTCTACTATCTAGGACAATTGTTGCCCCAGAAGTTGAACCCATAATAATTTCACCTACTGCAAAAGAAGCAGTTGGAGACTTCAGTTTAATCCAACCTTCTTGAGCTTCCCACTCAACCATCTGAGCAGTCGCTCCAGTAGTACCACCAGTAACCGTTTCAGGAACTTGGAATGTACCTGCTATACCAGCAGGTGCTGCAGTGAATGCAACAGTAGCAGATGTGTATCCAGTACCTGCATTTGTTATATCAACCACCTTAACACTCTTATATCCAGATCCACCATTGACTATATTGATAGCAGTTAATACACCATTAGTAAATGTCGGTGAAAGTGTTGCTGCTCTACCTGGATTATCAGGATCAGCAACTACTAAAGTTACTCTATCTTGATCATACCCAGAACCACCATCAAGTATCTGAACAGATCTAATCTCTCCTTCCTTAACAGTACCTCGAATCTGAGCATGAGTTGTTGGTGTACCACCAAGTGAAATATTGCATAAGTATGCTGATGCTGTTGCACCATTACCATCACCAGAAATGGTTACTGTAGGAGCCTCATTGTACTTACTTCCATTAGCACTAATGTAAATATTCTCTAGGGTGTTAGTGCTACTGATAACAGGAGTTCCAGTAGCAGTTGTTCCACTTATAGGAAGGTAGTAGTACTTAACAGTATAACCGTAATCGACGAGATCCTCATCACCCTCGAATAGATCTCCTTGCTCATCGCTGTACTCGAATAATTCTGCCTTAAGTTTATATACGTAACCTTTACCCATCTGATAGAAAGGTTCTTCATGCTCTACAAATTTTATCTCAAAGTAATTACTTGTTAATGGTAGGTATATTAA